CAATTGCTCTTTGTTCAAGTCCACCCTTCAAACCTTTTTCAGTTGAATAGTTGTTCTTATCAATAACGTTGTTCAACGCTCTAACCGCTCTTCTAACTTCTTCAATTAATAATTTGTAATCAAATTTACCATCAACAATAAAGTTTTTCAATACAATAGAAGATAATGTACAGATTGCAGTAGTTTCCTCGTCTGTGTATTGATAAATCTCATTACATAAGTTTGATTGTTTAATTACACCGATGTTTTGGTGGTTAGTCTTTTTATTCGCACTATCTTTAGCACATAGATAAGGAACACCTGTTTCAACTTGTGACTCAATAATTTTAGACCAAATGTCTTGAGCTTTAACTTTTCTACCAATACCTAAATCAACTGCCTTTTGATAGTTCTCTTCATACTCGTCACCAAAACATTCTTGTAATGGTTTAATACCCGACTTAATAATTTCATTAGGACAGAATAAGTACCAATCTTCATTGTTCTTAACTGCTCTCATGAAGTTATCAGGAATCCATAACGCTGTGAATAAATCTCTCGCTCTTAATTCTTCAGCACCTGTGTTCTTTTTAATCTCCAATAGGTCCATAATATCTCTATGCCATGGTTCTAAGTAGATAGCTGCACTGCCAGGTCTTCTACCTTGTTGATTAAAGAATCTTAATGACTCGTTAACAATTTTTAAGTATTTTAACAATCCACCGGCAAAACCACCTGATGATTTAATTCTACTTTCTTTACTACGAATGTTAGACATTGATAGTCCGATACCTGCGGCGTCCGACGAATAGGTTGAAATGTCATTCAAAGTTTTTAATAACCCTTCTCTTGAGTCGGAGTTGTTGTAATGTAACACACAAGATGCTAATTGGGGTACTCTTGTACCCGCATTAATCATAATAGGTGTTGCCTTTGATATGCGTTGGTTTGATAATGAATTGTAATATTCTACAGCCTCTTCATACGTGTTAGTTACCCATAGAGCAACTCTCATATACATGTGTTGAGGTCTTTCAATAACTTTACCTTCAGGTGTTTTTAACAAGTACATTTCCTGTAATGACCTCCAAGCAAAATAATCAAAGTTATAATCATTTTCATGATTAATAACCTCATCAATTTTACTCGGACCATATTTTTCAATAATTGACATTAGTTCGTCATGTACAATACCGTCAACATGTAACGTATGCATTGTGTTTGAAAAACTTGGGTCGGTTTCTTTATGATATGAAGAAATTGCAACTGACGATGCAAGTCTTGAATAATCGTGATGACTACCTGTGTAGGCAGCCGCGATTTCATATACAAGTTTATCTAACTCTTTAGTTGTAATTACACCTTCCGTAGGTACAGAAGTAATAACTTTAATGAAGATTTCATCAGAATTCACAGTTAATCCTTTTGCTGCTCTTTTAATTCTGCTATAGATTTTTTGTGGATTAAAGGACGCATCTTCACCGCCCCTTTTTTTAATTTTTAGTGACATCATATTTTTAATAATAATAAATTAGAAATCAGAATCAAAAGATAATGTTTCGTTTAGTTTTGCTTTTTGGTATTCCATCGTTCTTGACTCAAAGAAATTACCCTTTGTTTCAACAGCGATTTGTTCCATAAACTTAAATGGTTGTTCCACGTTAAACTCTTTTTTACAACCAAATTTAACTAATAATCCATCAGTTACGAATTCAAGATATTGTTTCATTAAGTTTGAATTCATTCCAATAAGTGAAACAGGTAACGATTCTGTGATAAACTCTTTTTCAATTTCAAGTGCAGATAGTAAAATTTCTTTAATTCTCTTTTCTGATGGTTTGTTCTCTAAGTGATTATTAACTATGTGAATAGCAAAATCACAGTGTAGATTTTCATCTTTAAAGATTAAAGAATTAGCATTACATAACCCTTGCATAATTCCTCTTGACTTCAACCAAAAGATTGAACAGAATGAACCTGAAAAGAATATACCTTCAACCGCAGCAAACGCAACTAATCTTTCTTGAAAAGATGCGTTTTCAATCCAATCAAGAGCCCATTTCGCTTTCTTTTGAACCGCAGGTAAGTTATCTAACGCTGTGAAACATAATTGTTTTTCTTTCTCGTCTGAGATATATGTGTCGATTAATAGAGAATACATTAAACTATGTATGTTCTCCATCATCAGTTGGAACCCGTAGAAGAATTTCGCTTCAGGATATTGTACTTCTTTTAAGAAATTTTCAGCAAGATTTTCGTTAACAATACCATCTGAAGCCGCAAAGAACGATAAGATGTTCTTAACGAAGTATTGTTCGTTTTCAGTAAGATTATTCCAATCTCTGATGTCATTACTTAAATCAACCTCTTCTGCTGTCCAAAACGCTGCTTGATGTTGTTTATAATATTCCCAAATGTCATCATACTGAATTGGGAAGATGACGAATCTATTAGGATTCTCTACTAAAATTTTTTCCATAATTATTTTTTTATTTTTTTGTATTAAGATTGTTGTTTTTGTTCTTCTTTTTGTTTTCGTTTCTCCATCAACTCTTTAACCCTATCTCTCTTTCTCTCCTCTTGTTGTTCTTCGAAACCTAAGAATGTTACCGAACTCTCGGTATCTATTTCAAGTAACTCGTTGTTAAATTTACAGTTCTCGAAAACTACACCATCTTTACCTAAACGTGATTTAGTGATGGCGATAGTTGCAAGGTTCATTTCTTTCTGTTGAAGTGTCTTAGCCACAGAGATGATTACGTGACCAACCTGAGCCTTTTTAATCGAACCACCCATTTGGTCGGTAGTTACAACTTCAGCTGAAATAGAAGACCTATTACCCTGTGTGGCGGTCCATCCAACTAAGTCTAACTCATGACACATAGCTTCGAACCCTCTCATTACAGAACCCTCAGCTTTCCACTCATCTTTACTTGTAGATTCAGGTAGAATACAGTCGATATAATCTAACATAATCAAATCAATTTTATTACCATCAGCAATTATTTTTCTTACCTGATTTTTGATTTGATTCATAGTCATAGTGTCAGACGCTAATTTCTTAAGAACCAACTTGTTTTGCATGGTCTCTTGAATTTCAGTAATCTTTGACATCACCTCATCTTTGTTTTTCACTAGGTTATCAGGTTCAATACCTGTCCAAAGTGTGAAGTGCTTTCTTTGAATAATTTTTGGGTTATCCTCGAAAAATACTTGAAGAACATTGTACCCCAAGTTGAATGCTGTGTTCGCAATTTTGGTTAAGATAGTTGTCTTACCAACCCCTGTTGGGGCCAAGATAACACCAATCTCACCTTTGGCCAAACCACCCTTAAGTAGTCTATCAATTCCAGGGATTCCCATTGGAATTGGGTGACGATAATCCTCGTCTAATACGGTATCCAAATTAGCAAAGATGTCCGTCTGTCCTTTGTCGATTTCACCGACTTGTAATGCGTTTCTCACCAATCCTTCAACCTTATCGTAAGACTCGAAATCACCTTCTGTAATGATTTTCTGAGCTTTGTCCATCGCCTTTTGAAGTTCTTGTTGTTTACAGAACTTTAAAGCCTTTTCCTGAACGAATACGGTACCTTCAAAAGGAGCGTCTTTTACCTGTTTTAAGGTATCCAAGACCACTTTTGCTACGATTTCTTGTGTAATTTCTGATTTAACAATTTGGTCAAGAGTTTCGAAATTAGGTGTTGATTCGTACTTTACGTAGTATTCTTTTATCATCTGTAAGATGATTTTGAAGTACTTGTTGTCAAAGTACGACGACTCAATCACGTCCATAATTGACGATGAAAAGTCCTTGTCAACCACTATTTGATTTAGTAGTTGGATTTGAAATGTATTACCTAAATAATCGAAATTTTTGTTCATATTTTAATTTAAAATTGTCCCTTGTATTATTAAATAGTTACTTACTTAGGTCAAATTCCAAATATTCGTAAGTTAATTTGTGATTTGAAAAAATGTCAGTTAGGTCACGAAGAACCTCTTTTAAAAGTGGTCTTGCGTCAACGGTATAACGAACTTTTGGTGGAAAAAGTTTTCCATCAAAAACTCTATGACAAATTGTCTGTTCACCAACTTTAACATAAATGTTAAAAACTTCAGGTCCATCTGTGTAAGATGTATTCATAATTGATGGGTCATGCTCAATAGCATCTTTGTTATCCATCATGTAAATTACGGCCTTCATTTTTAACGTGTAAATCAATTCATCTCTTAAACTTAAAATGAAGTTATACAACTCCACCGAGTTTTTCGCTTTAGGGTTATACCCTCTAACGTTAAAAAATCTTTGAACTACAATATTGTCATTCAATGTTAAAAGGAATTCCATTTTTGTACTGTCTTGCTCTTTCATGCGATTTTAATTTTTGTTTGTGTTTCGTTTTTCTTTTCTTGTTAATTTCATAAATGGTCTTAGGAAGTTTACCCAAGCCTCATCGTTTTTTGGAAGATATTTGAAGAGACCGTCTTCCATCATAAGTCTCATTAAGTTTTTGTACCCTCTATCTGTGGGGTCAATTGTGTCTGTCTGTATTTGTTCGACTAACTCTTTACCTTCATCTGTAATAAGTGGGTTTTCAAGGTCTACAATCTTCATGTTTGTATTATAGAACTCCTCACCAAGTATACCATTTTTTGTCTTACCAGTCAAAATATTCTCAAGAGCTTTTGGTTTTTTCTTTTGCTCGTTATTTCGGGCAATATCGAGTAATCTGTTGATAGTGCAGGGCATTTCCTGCAAATCAGGAAAGAATTTTAATAAAGTTTTTTCCCCTAATCCTTCAATACCATCGATATTGTCGGACTTGTCTCCTGTGAAAACTTTGGTAATTAAAACGTTGTAATGTGGTATCTCAACCTTGTTGATTGTTATCATATCCCCATTCTTAAAATATTGTTTTGTGATTGGAGAATATATGGTAACTCTTTCAGATATGAGTTGAGTTAAGTCTTTATCTGCTGAGAAGATTATTACGTCTTCATCCGTTGCGACTTTACAGTAGTGAGCGATTAAGTCATCAGCCTCGTTGTTAATCATCTCAACTTGGCGTACGAATATCTCCTCGAGGTATTGTTTAACTCGAGATTTTTGTTGGAGGTATGACTCGTACTTGTACTCGTTCATATCCTGCCTTCTATTCGCCTTATATCGGGGGTATATAGATTTCCTAATTGATGAGTTCGAATCACCATCCCAAAAGACCACAACCTTATCCAAGTTGTGCTCTTCTAGAAATCGTCTTAAGATGTTGATGAAATGATAGAGTCCTCCTAAGTGGTCTCCATTATCATACATCTCTTTAACTCCGTGAAATCCTATCTTAAACAGATTATCTCCGTCTACTAATAATGTCTTAGTCACTGTTGTGATTTAAAGGGTGAAACAATAAACTAATCTTCTTTTTCTTCTTTCAGGTCAAAATCACCGTCAGTTCCGATGATGTTTTTCCAATAGTCTGCGTATTCTTTTTTGTATTTTTCTAATGAAGTTTTTTCTTCACTAGCCTCTTTACCTCCAATAAATCCGTGTGGTGTAACAATAATCTTTCCGTCATCGTAACCCAATCCATTGATGTGGTTTTTCATTACAGAAACTTTTGTTCTTGATGCGAATTTAATTGTTCTCTTATCTTTAGTTGCGGTAATTTTAGTTGTACCCGCACCTTTTTGATTACCGAATAAGAATACCAATGATGAGTTTAACCAAATGGCTTCACCACCCTTAGCTTTAATCTTCGGTTGTCCGAAAGGATTGTCAGGTAGTTCAACCCATGGTTGGTTAACAATAACCAAGGTGTTTTCATATTTTGAATCAGCTTTACGAGACCCTGAAATTCTTTGGTTAATACCCATACCAATCTTGTCGGCCAAGGTACTTGCGTTGTGTTGTTTACCACCTTTACCTTCAAAGGTCATCTTACATGGTACAGAACCCACTGAGTCCCATAAAAACAACAAACTGTAGTCCAAGTTACCTTTTTCTTGTTCGTCTAATAACGAGTTGATATAGTCAGTAATCTGTTCGATGTAACTGAAGTTGTTATTGAAGATGTAGAAACCATCCCAATCTAACTCACCTGTTGATTCATCAACTACCTCTTCACAATCAAACCCCATTAATTTGGCGTGTTCGAATGACCATTTTTGTTCTGTGATAATAAACACAGGAAGGATACCCTTCTTTTGAGCATCAACCGCAGTCTTTACAAGTGCAGTCGTCTTACCTGTATCTGAGTGACCAAGGAACATATTCAAGTGTCCAATAGCAGGACCTGGCAAACCAACTGCGTCCAAGAAATCAGGACCTAAGTCAAAAAACCTTTGAGGTTTATATTTTGCCGATGTTGAGAATTTCTCTTTGATGGACTTAAAGTCGTTTTTTTTAATTGCCATTTTCTATTCTTTTAAGGTTTGGTAATTTGTTTGTTTTATTTCGATTGTAGAAAGTGTTATCTTCCTCATAAAGAGTTCCGATTTCTTCTTCGTGGAAAGTAATTAATCTAAGATTAAGTTGTCCGTCACCAGTTTCTTCTTTTAACATCCCAAACAAAACAGTGTCACCGATTTGTTTACTTCTACCTGAGAAGTAACCTTTGTCTTTTAGTTGACTTAAAATCTCATAAGATAACATCTTATTATCTCTTACTTGTAAGTCAATTTCTTCTTTAAACGTCATGTGATAAAAATTAAAGGGTGGGGAATCCCACCCTTGTTATAAATTAGAACGGTAAGTCTCCGTCTGGTTCGTCATTTGCTTGTGGGTCCGCAGCTACAGCTGGTTTACCACTCTTAGATGCTCCACCACCGAATGATTCGGTTTCAACTGTAGAGTTCTCATAAACATATCCACCCTTTTCAGTACTCCATTTTGGAGTCTCTCCACGAGCAATTGCTTCAAGATAGTCTACAGGTTTTTTAGAATAAACATCTAACCAACTTAACTCATCATTAACCCAAGCGGTCGCTTGTGCTGCATCTGTGTGAACAGGTGCTGGGTCGTCATACATAATCGTAGATACGGTTGTGTATTCCTTACCTGCAGGTGTTTTAGATTTTGCCAATTCTATGATTAAATCACGACCTTTTTCAGAGTCAGTGATATCACCTTTGTTTCTCCAAATTGGGATGATTTTATCTAAAATACCATCATTCTTGTAATTGTGTTTAAATCTCCAAAATTTCACACCGTCTTCCTCGTGGTCACGGTCGATAACTTTAACGATATAAAATTTACGAGAACGGTATTGAGCGGCTAACTGTTTGTCAGACTCTTTACCTGTGGCAATCAACTCTTCGTAAACCTCATTTAAAGGTGAACGCTCGTTGTCATTCTTTCCTGGGTCGTAGAATTTTTGCCATTGGCCACCTACTTGAATTTCGTGGTACCATGCCTCTTTGAATGGTGAGGAACCATCTGCGGTAGGAAGGATTCTTACTCTTCTCTGACCTGACTTCTCTTTATCCCCAAGGATTAAAGCGAAATACTTTTTCATTCTTTCGTCTTGCGACATCTTGTTTTGGGCCCCGCCCGCTGATTGTTGTGATTTTTCGTACTGTGCCAATACGGCGTCTAATGAACTCATGTTTTTTTAAATTAAATGATTAAATTGTTTCATAAATATAGGTGATAATATCGATTTGTCAAATAAAAAAAAGGTGTCTTTCGACACCTTCCGTTTTTATCTAAATGAAGTTTTGTAGTTTTCTTTGTCTTCCCCTCCCCCTGGTTGGAAAGAGTTTTTGATATCGTTAACGTTAATGTCTTGTACTTCGTCGGAAGTTAAAACATAATCATTTTTTCCCGTCTTTTCCATCTCTTCTGACTTATCATCAAAAAACTGTGAAAGTTTTTGATTGAATGGGTATGA